TTATATTTAATTATTTTGGCCAGGGAACTTCTTTAGCCATCTTTGATATTGGACAGGCTTGGCATGTTTCCAAGATTTCCAATTTGTTCCACCCTGCGTCATATGAAACACAATCTCTGCATTTTTAACGGGACTAAATAACTCAGCATTAGTGTCTAGGTTGAACTTATCTCTACGATCAGGTCCTAGATCCCCAATCATATTTATTTGGAATACCCCGTAAGAACTGTCGCCAGTCTTAGCATTTCCATTAAATGCAAAAGGTCTTCCGTTTGACTCTGCCTTGGCTACAGCCCAAGCAGTTTTTAGACCCTTTCCAGTAAAGCCTACAGCCTTCAATAACTGAACCAAGTCATAGTCACTCAAAGAATGTGCATTCTTATACTTTTCCAAAACAATCTCTTTTTTTGGCTTAGAAACCAAAAAAACCGACTTAGGGTCGGCATATGTAGTCAAGGACTTATTACTTAATAAATTATTTTTGGTTGTACTTGTTACAGCATTAGCGGAATTGCTTACAGGCGCAAGCAAACCAACTAACGATAGGATTCCAATCCAAGCCATCTTGTCTCTTTTCATCAAATAAACCTCCTAGAAACAAAAGCACCAGTTGTCTGGTGTTACTACCAAGTATAACATGTTTTTACCCCAAAAGGCAAACTTTTGACATTTTTATTAAATTGTTATAAAACTGTAGGTATGAAGTGGTATAATGGTAAATACTATGGCTACAGGTTTAACAACAAATTACGATATCCCTTATCCACTATCCAGTGATCCAGTTAATGTTCACGAGGACATTCAGTCATTGGCTGAGACTATTGAATCGCTACTTGGTACTGTTGGTCCTGCATACCACACGCTTGATGTAACAAATAGCAGTGGATCATCTATTGCTAAAGGAGACCCAGTTTATATTTCTGGCTATGGAACATCAAAGCCAACAGTAGCAAAATGTGACTCTGATGACCTAACAACATTTCCAGTAATTGGTTTAGCATCAACTGCTATATCTAACAGTTCTGATGGAGTCATCATTTTATCTGGGGTATTTTCAAATATTAATACAAATGCTTATACCGTTGGAAATAAACTATATGTTGCAAATGGCGGGGGATTAACTGCAACAATTCCAGCAACAGGCTCTGGAGCAGTAGCAGTAGTGTTAAAGAAAAATGCAACAACAGGAATATTATTAGTTGGACAACCAAAGGGCAACGGCTCTTGGGGATCACTGAAAGCAGGGTTAGCATAATGGCAACTTATAGAGGTCAAGGTGCATCAACATATGACATTGGCGAAAAACCACCATTTGTTAATTGGACAATTGTAAAAGGCGATACAGCATCTTTTAGAGTTTATTTAACAGATGATGCTAAAGAGCCTTTAAATATTCCTGATTGGGATATTGAAGTAGAATTTAAAAGACCTACTACTCCAGTTGAGCCTCAAATAATTACAGATACTGCAAGCCTAATTTTTACAATTACACCAGAGCAAGACCTAGATGATGCTGATGGTGAGTTTAAGGTTAATCTAACTGCAGCACAATCCGCACAACTAAGAACAAATGATATTTTTGATATTGAATTGCGTCTTCCACAGAACACACTTGTTTGGACAGTTGCTCAAGGGAAGATCATTCTCCTTGAGGATGTTACAAACTAATGGCAACAGTTGTTATAAATAATAATACCACAGTTTTTACAACAGACATTGATAGAGTTTTTTTTCCCAGTGTAGAAATTACCCAGCCAAATCGGGGGGTAAATATAAACTCAGTACTACCATTTAGAATAAGATTTACAGCAATACAGGTACCAAACAGCCTTGGTAACATTCCAGCAATTCCGCTACAAGTTATTGGTTTCTCTAACTATATACTTTAAAATGTGTGATATAATTCCAGTATGGCTAAATTATCAATTGCAAGCATCAAGGGTCTTTTTCAAACTGGAGACCGTCCAAGTCAAACAAACTATGAAGATTTGATTGACAGCACCTCTGCAAGATCAACAGACCTTGGTTCAGATGGCAACAATGAAGTTACAATTAACGGCATTGAAAACTCAACAATTTTTGATAACTTTTTAGCAACAGAATGGAGATCAGTAAAATACTTGATCTCAATTAAAAAGACTTCTGGTGGCGCAAATAAATACTGGGCCACAGAATTAACCATTGTTCCTGACAATACAGATGTAAATGTTAGTGAATATGGAACGGTAGACAATGATGGGAATATTGGCACCATCTCCGTGTCTAGAGCAGGAAATACAGTTTCATTAACTGTAGTTCCAGTGGGTGGACAAACCCCGATTACCTTGCGCTATTTGCGTATTGGTTTGAAGGCCTAACTAAGGAGATAAAATGGCAACAGTAACAAAAGACTTTAGAGTAAAAGCGGGACTGGTTGTTGAGGGATCAACAGCGACCGTTAATGGAAAGAATATTATCACAGCAGGTGTCGTTGACGCTAAAGGTGATTTGATTGTTGGTAGTGCAGACGATGCAGTTGCTCGTTTAGGCGTTGGTACAAATGGTCAAGTACTTACAGCAAACTCAAGTGCAACATACGGCGTTGAGTGGTCAGCACCAGCAGCAGTTGGCGTATTTGGTACAAGCATTGAGTTTGAAGGCTCTACAGCAAATGATTATGAGACAACTCTTGCAGTAACAGACCCAACAGCAGACCGCACAATCACACTACCAGATGCAACTGGTACAGTAGCACTTACTTCAGATATCACAGTAACAGCATCATCAACAAACACATTTTCAAACAAGTCAATTTCTCTAGCAACAAACACAATAACTGGAACTACTGCAGATTTTAACACTGCACTTTCAGACTCTAACTTTGTAACTACTGGAGATACTGGAACTGTTACAAGCACAATGATTGCAGACGGAACTATTGTTGATGGCGATGTTAGTGCATCAGCAGCGATTGCTCAGTCTAAGATTTCAGGTCTTACTACTGATCTTTCAAACAAGGCTGCAGCATCAGATCTTACAAATCACACAGGTGCAACAGAGGCACACGGTGCAACAGGTGCGGTAGTTGGAACAACAAACACACAGACCCTTACAAATAAGACACTTACAAGTCCAGTAGTTTCAGGACTTGCACTTTCAGATTCAAGCGTTGTATTTGAAGGTTCATCAGCAGATAATAACGAGACAACTCTTACAGTAACCAACCCTACAGCAGATCGCACTATCACTTTGCCAGATGCTACAGGTACTGTTGCTCTTACAAATAACAAGTTGGATGTTTTTGCTGCAACTACTTCAGCAGAACTTCGTACAGTAATCTCTGATGAGACTGGTACTGGCGGACTTGTTTTTGCTGATACTCCAACACTTGTAACACCAAACATTGGTGCTGCAACTGGTACATCTTTGGTTCTTTCAGGGGACCTAACAGTTAATGGTACAACAACTACAATTAACTCAACAGAAATCACAGTTGATGATAAGAACCTTACACTTGGTTCAGTAGCAACACCAACAGATGCAGGTGCTGACGGTGGTGGTATTACTCTTAAGGGTGCTACAGACAAAACTATCACCTGGGTAGATGCAACTGATGCATGGACCTCATCTGAACACCTTAATCTTGCTTCTGGCAAAGATTATTACCTAAACGGTACACTAGTAACAGCAGCAACACAGACTCTTACAAACAAGACAATTGATGGTGCAAGCAACACGCTTACAGTACGAATTGCAAATGATGTTTCTGGTCTTGGAACTGGAGTAGCCACATTCCTTGCAACACCATCTTCTGCAAACCTTGCAGCAGCACTTACTGATGAAGCAGGATCTGGAACAGTAGCATTTACTACTAGCCCAACTTTTGTTACACCAACACTTGGTGCAGCAGCAGCAACAAGCATTGCCCTACCAGATGCCCTTGTTGGTTCTGCTCTAGCAACTGCTGGAACTTCAGCAACAACAATTGATACATTCTCAGCAACAACATATTCTGCTGCTAAGTATGTAGTTCAGTTAAAGAAGTCTGGCAACATTGAGGTAATTGAAGTACTTGTTGCCATTGATGGTGACAACAATGTTTATCTAACAGAGTATGCTAATGTACAAAGCAACGGTGAACTAGGAACAACAAATGCTGTCTACTCAAGTGGCAATGTTCTCCTTCAAGTTACCGCAGCAGCAGCAGATACATCTGTTAAGGTAAGCAAGACCTATATTGAAGCATAATTAGGAAAAGAGGCTAGAAGTGGCAACTGTAAATAAAGATTTTAAGGTAAAGCACGGGTTAGATGTAACTCAGGGCGGTACTTTTGGAGGAACTGTTACAGTTGCTACTCCTACTCAAAACACACATGCAGCAACAAAACTTTATGTAGATAGTAAAGGAGCGGTTGCTGCACCAGCAGCATCTGCCCCAGCAGGTCCAGTAAATGGACAATTGTGGCTTGATACATTAACAGAGCGAGTTCACGTTTATTACGGATCTCAATGGGTTGCTATTGCAAACCTTGAAGATGCAGAAACACTTCAAGATCACATTCACGATACATCTATTGACGGCAATGGTTTAATCGTAAGTACTTTTGTTAGTGGTGGGGCATACAATGAACCAGGATACCTTGTCAGTGCTGGATTATATAATACAGCATCTTGGGAAGCAACTTGGGTAGGCGGAGAGGCAACAGATAATTTTAACTAATTATCTGATATAATATGAACATACCAACAAAGGAGTTATAAATGGCAACAAGAATGCAACAGCGCAGAGGTACTGCTGCCCAATGGGTTTCAACGAACGATGGAGATGGCCCAGTCCTAAATGCTGGTGAAATTGGATTTGAAAGCGATACAGGCAAATTCAAAATTGGTGATGGAATAAACCATTGGATAGACCTTAATTACTTCCTAGACGCAGTTGATCAGGGTGGAAGCATTACTGATTATGTTCCACTAACACAAAAAGATGCCGTAAACGGTGTAGCATCACTTGATGCAAATAAGAACGTCTATGTTCCTGGATCATCTATTATTATTGAAGGTTCAACAGATAACGCCAATGAAACTACTTTAACTGTTACAAACCCAACGGCTGATAGAACAATTACATTTCCAGATGCAACAGGAACAGTAGCCCTAACAGCCTCACCTACATTTACTGGCACAACAAATGTGACAGACCTAACCATTACTGGAAACCTCAATGTAACTGGAGAAATGGTGGTTTTAAATACAACTATTCTTTCAGTAGATGATAAAAATATTGTTCTTAGTGATATTGCAACACCTACAGATATACTTGCTGACGGTGGTGGTATAACTTTAAAGGGTAATACAGATAAAACCTTTAACTGGGTAGACGCTACAGATGCCTGGACTTCATCAGAGCACATAAATCTTGCTTCAGGAAAAGTATTAAAAATTGGTGGAACAGAAGTTCTATCAGCAACAACCTATACAGGTAAAGCAACAACTGCAGGAACTGCTGATACAGCAACAAATGGTGTAGTTACAACTGGAACATACTCTGATCCTTCTTGGCTAACTCTTACCAAAGCAAAAGTTGGACTTACAAATGTTGATGATACTTCAGATGCAAATAAGCCAGTTTCAACAGCAACTCAGACAGCACTTAACCTAAAGGCTGATCTTGCTAACCCAACATTTACAGGAACAGTAACACTTCCTGCAAACACAATTTCTCAGTCAATGATGGCTGATGACTCAGTTGGTACAAATGAAATTGCTGGACTTGCAGTTACTACTGCTAAGATTGCAGATTTAAATGTAACTACTGGTAAGATTGCAGATGGAGCAGTAACTTCAGAAAAAATTCTTGATGGAACAATTGTTAATGCTGATATTAATGCATCAGCAGCAATCGCTCAGTCTAAGATTGCAGATCTTACAACAGATCTTGCTGCTAAGGCTCCACTTGCTTCTCCAGCACTTACTGGAGATGCATCAGCAGTTAACTTAACAATTTCTGGAAACCTAACCGTAAATGGTACTACAACAAACCTTAACTCAACTAGCCTAGTCATTGAAGATAAGAATATCATTCTTGCAGATGTTGCAAGCCCTACTGATACAACAGCCGATGGTGGTGGTATCACAATCAAGGGTGCAACAGATAAGACTCTTAACTGGGTAGATGCTACAGATGCGTTTACATCTTCAGAGCATATTAATCTTGCTTCAGGCAAGGATTATTACTTAAATGGAACACTGGTAACTGCTGCAACACAGACACTTACTAATAAGACTCTCACATCTCCAACAATAAATACACCAACACTTACACTCTCAGCAACAACTTCTACTGCAAGTGGAAGAATAGCGTTTGATGCAACTAACGACAAGATCATCGTTGGCGATGGAACTTCGGCAATTGAATTTGCTCCATCAACTTTCCTTACAAGCGCTCAAACAGCATCATACACATTAGTGTTGGCAGATAAAGACAAGTTAGTAGAAATGTCTAACGCTTCTGCAAACACAGTAACTGTTCCAACCAATTCCAGCGTTGCTTTCCCAATAGGAACACAGATAAGCATTTTGCAAACTAATACTGGACAAACAACTGTTGGTGGTGCGGGTGTAACAATTAATGGTACCCCTGGACTAAAACTAAGAGCACAGTGGTCATCTGCAACTTTGATTAAACGTGCAGAAAACACTTGGGTATTGATTGGTGACTTGACAGCATGAGTCCATCAAAAAAGTCAACTTTTGATGCTGCTTCTAATGGTCGGCAACCATCAGCGCCAACTATTACAGGAGTAACTGCTGGCAATGGACAGGTAACAGTTTCTTTTTCAGATCCTTCGTATCTGGGAAAACCAGGTAACAACAATCTATATACAGTAACTTCCTCACCTGGATCATTTACTGGAACAGGAACAACTTCTCCAATTATAGTTACAGGTTTATCAAATGGTACTGCTTATACATTTACGATAAAAGCAGGAACAAGAGATTCTGCAAATACTTTAATTGCACAATCTGGAAACTCAAGTGCAAGTGGTTCTGCTACTCCAGTGGCTCCACCCCCATCGTTTATTCCGCCTCCATCGTTTATTCCCCCTCCCTCATTTATTCCACCACCATCGTTTATTGCACCCCCATCATTTGCTCCTCCTCCTCCAGCATTTCCTCCTCCTCCTCCATCATTTTCATGTACTCCAACTTGTTCATCTGGATTTCAATGTTCTGGCGGATGTTGGGCAAATGGTCCTTGCTCTGGTGGTCGCATTGGAACCCCATCCTGCTAAA